CTGGTTCAGGGACTTTATTAGTCTGATTATACACATCTTTAGGTTCTTGTAAAGTGTCTTTTGATTTTTCTTCTTCTTTATACTGAGGGTCATAGTCAGCCCATTTGTTACGCATTAATGTAGCATCTGCGATTTTAGACTGTGCTTCTGCCATTGCATCAGCGTCCCCATCCTCATAAGCCTTACGATATTGAGCTTTACTTGCCTCTAAAGCCATATCAGCTCTAGCTTTTGCCTCTTCAAGTAAAGTGCTTTCACCTTTAGATAGACTCTTTTTTAGTTTTTCGTTTTCTTTGCGTACAGCTTCAGCATAACGAATAGCCTCTTGCATCTCTCTATCTTTAGATTCTTTAGCTCTTCTCTCATCGTGGTATTCACGTTTTAATTTATTAATACGCTTTTGAACATCTTCGCTATATTTATCTAACTCATCTTCATCATCAGACTTTTTAGCTTTCTTAGGTTTTTCTTTTTTCTCTTTATCTTTTGCAAGAACAGCTTTATCCTCTTCAGGCATATCATCTTCTATTTCAAACTCTATCTCTTGAGATTCAGCTTGCTCTTCTTGCTTCTCTTCAATTTTTTCTTCTTCAGCCATAACGCCTCCTATACTCTACCAAATCCACGAGGGTCTGCTACTACTCCCTCTACGGAATCATCATTAATCATACGAAACTCCTCACCATCTATTGACATACGAGTCCCAGAATAGGA